GAATTTTATCCAAATTTACCAATTCCTGGATTTCATATATTTGATGGAAAACAAACTGCTCAGGCATTTGGATGGCATACTGATACGACGCTTTGCTTATGGGAAGATAATATAGATCCTAAAAGACTGTTTTCTTTTTTATCTCCTATTATGATGCCAGAAAGAGGAGCACACTTAGAGTGGTTAATGCCATCAGGAAAAGAAACTATGATACCATATGAATATGGTACACTTCATATATGGAGTGGTTTAGAACAACATAGAATAGGTCGTCACGCATTAGCAAATTACGAAAAACGAATTACATTACAAGGACATATTTACATTAATCCAAACGGAAAAGTGCAATTATTTTTTTAACTTAACATATAGAGGAACATGAACGTGCCAAAACAATCTGAAACAATTTCTTTAACAAAAGAAAGAAATTATTTTAAACCATTTAATTATCCATGGGCTTATGATGCATGGCTTAAACACGAACAATCACATTGGCTACATACAGAAGTACCAATGTTAGAAGACGTGAAAGATTGGAAAGGTAAATTAACACCACCACAAAAACATTTTCTTACTAATATTTTTAGATTTTTTACGCAAGGAGATATTGACGTAGCAGGTGGTTATGTAATGAATTATCTTCCATATTTTCCACAACCAGAAGTAAGAATGATGATGTGTGGATTTGCAGCACGTGAAGCACTACACATAGCAGCATATTCTCATTTAATTGAAACATTAGGTTTGCCAGAAGCAACTTATAATGAATTCAACAACTATAAAGAGATGGCAGCAAAGCATAATTACTTTGTAGACCTAGCATCTAAGAGTACAAATAAAACTAGTATTGCTACAAGTATAGCAGCATTCTCAGCATTCACAGAGGGTATGCAATTATTTTCATCTTTCATTATGTTATTAAATTTTCCAAGACATGGACTTATGAAAGGTATGGGTCAAATAGTCACTTGGTCTATGGTTGATGAAACACAGCATTGTGAAGCAATGATAAGAGTTTTTAGAACCTATATAGAAGAGAATAACGAAATATGGAATGATTCTCTTAAAAAGAAAATATATGATATCGCTGAAAAAATGGTAGAGTTAGAAGATAATCTAAAGGGTATTAATAAAAGAAAAACAAATCCACTTCCTTGGGTAGAGGAAATGATGAATGCTCCAATACATGGAAACTTTTTTGAAAATCGTATTACTGATTATGCAAAAGGATCTCTAAAAGGTAATTGGGGTGATGTATGGGGAGCCAAAAAATAATGAAAATACAAACAGTTAAATTTCATTGTATGTCTTGCGAAACAGAGGGTAAAATTTCATTTACTACTCAAGATGATACATTATCTAAGGCAGACATTGCTTATTGTCCAATGTGTGCTCATGATATAACTGAAAATAACGATAATGAGATTGAAGAACAAGAACAAGATGAATAAATATAACTATGACACAATGGTTATACGAAAACAAAGAATTCAATGATCCTTCAAAATATTTCGGATTTATATATTCTATTACAAACCTTTTAAATAATAAAGTTTATATAGGACGAAAATATTTCACTTCTGCTAAAACGAAACAACCACTTAAAGGAAGAGTTAATAAAAGACGTTCAAGAGTAGAAAACGATTGGAAAGAATATTGGGGATCTTCACCTACATTTTTAAAAGAAATAGAAAAAATAGGAAAACAAAATTTTAAAAGAGAAATACTTCGACTTTGTAAAACAAGAGGAGAAGTTAATTATTGGGAAGTAAAGTATATGTTTGAGTTTGATGTATTAAATGCAAAACTTCCTAATGGTGAGAACAAATATTATAATGAAAATATTATGATGAAATTTACAAGAAAAAATATAGGAAAATGATTTTTAAAACTTTTAGATTTCAAGTATTAATTAACAACACAATTCCAGGAATTATAGTCGAGCAACGTGCATTAAACATAGATCAAGCTACAAAGGCAGTACAAGCAATGTATAAAGGTTCTAAAGTAATATTTTATGGTATGTCCGACAGAAAGAATTAAATGAAAACCTTACTATTAATTAACGCATTATTTTTATCAGCTATCGCAGCATTTTATGCGATTACTGGATTAATAGCAATATTCGCAACAGCTGTAATACCAATAGCAATTATGGGTACAGCTTTAGAAACAGCAAAATTAGTAATTGCATCTTGGTTATATAGAAGATGGAATGATATAACAAAAGTAATGAAATATTATTTTAGTGTATCATTAATTGTACTTATGTTCTTAACGAGTATGGGTATTTTTGGATTTCTAAGTAAAGCACATTTAGATCAAGCAGTGCCAACAGGTGAGGTTTCTTCTAAAGTTTATATATTAGATGATAAAATTAAATATCAAAGAGATTTAATCTCAAGAAACCAAAAAACTATTAAACAATTAGATGATTTAGTTGAACAAAGTATCGGTCGTACTAATGATGAAAAAGGTATTAATGCAGCAACTGAATTAAGACGTAAGCAAGAGGGGCAGAGAAACAAACTAGTTGCTGAAATAGAAAAAGCTCAAAATACAATTAATGCTTTAAATAATGAAAGAGCACCAATTGCTGGACAATTAAGAAAAATAGAAGCAGAAGTTGGTCCGATTAAATATATTGCTGCTTTAATATATGGCGATCAGATAGATGAAACTATACTTGAAAAAGCTGTAAGATTTGTAATTATTATTATTGTATTTGTATTCGATCCATTAGCAGTTATGATGTTAATTGCATGGAATAGAGAAATGGCATTTACTAGTGGTGCTAATCCACCAACTTCAAAAGTCATTTCACCAAATACATCTACAGAATTACCAAAAATTAAACCATTAGCAGAAGTAAAAGAAATAGCTAAAGATATAAAAACTGAAATACATTCTAAACTAAAAGAAACTTTAAATACAGTTAAAGAAAAATTAATTGATGGAAGTTCATATTTAGAACGTAAAAGAAAAGAAAGAGCAAACGATTTATCAAATATAAATACAAATAAGACACCTACTGCATTCTATGAAGTTGATAATGTAGATGTGTACGAAAGAAAATCAGATATAAAAGAAACAATAACAAGACCATTAGATGGAAGACCAGAAGAACCTAAAAATTCTGTAATTCCTAAGAAAGAATAATATGGATAATACAGATATTAAAACAATGTGGCGACCAGCTATTGCTTGGTTGTATATTGCTATTTGTTTTGTTGACTTTATGGTATTCCCAATTTTGTGGAATGCAGCACAAATAGCATTTTTAAAATCAATAGTCATTACTCCTTGGGATCCATTAACTTTAAAAGGTGGTGGTTTATTTCACATCTCTATGGGTGCGATATTAGGAGTGACAGCTTATGGAAGAACTCAAGAAAAAATTAATGGGGTGACTACTACATCAACAGTGATGACTCCACCATCAGCAAAACCACCTACACCAAATTTTCCAGTTCGTGATTAATATGAAAAAAGAAAATAAAGAAAATAAAAAATATAATTCTCCTGAAGAGTTTATAAAATATCTTACAGAAAAATTAAACCTTTCAAAGAAAACTGAAAACAAACAACTAAAAAAATAAATTATGGCAAAACGTGCATCAAATTATGGAACAAACACTAAGAGAGAATCAAAACCAAAACGTACAAGTATTGGAAATGGTTTTTTTAGTAAATCAATGATGAATAAGCATAAAAGAAGATCTCATAAAGCTTATCGTGGTCAAGGAAGACCTTAAAAAAAGTATTTTTTTATTATGAATAATGTTATGAAATATGTGATTACAGGTCATAGATCTGGTATAGGTAAATCTATATTTGATTACTATTCTAAACAATCTAATGTTTATTGTGTTGGTTATGATTCGTCACATTATCTAGATTTAAACGATTCAAAAGTACACTCAGATTTCATAGATAGTTGTAAAGATGCTTCAGTAATAGTATTAAACGCACACACTGGACAACAACATGTTTCTTTAGAAACTCTTTACAATCTTTATAAACAAGATTTAAAACACATAATCGTAATGGGTTCAATGGTGAGTAAAATATGGAAAACGTCACAAGAAGTTCCAAAAGGATTTGAAAGTTATTGGTCACAAAAAAAATTACTTGATAAATTAATAGAAGAATTATATAATCCAAACAATCCTCTTAAAATTAGTATCATTCGTCCAGCTTGGGTTGATACTCCACTCGCAAAAGAATATTCAGGAAAAAAATTAACAATAGAATCAGTTTTAAATTCAGTAAGATTTATAATTGAGAATAAAGACGCACACATAACAAATATGGAATTACAATGTACGAATTAAGAAATAGTGCTGATGGTGAACTTCCTAAAATAGTCACAAACACTCATCGTTATTGGGTTGAAATGAATGATGGTAAAAAATATTTAGATATTCAATCTGGTAATAGTGCATTTACACTTGGTTATGGTCATAATGAAATAGTAAAAGCAATGGCTGATAAAATTACTTCAGTTGGTTTTATAAGAGGAAACACTGGTGAGAGTGATACAGATACTCAGGAGATGGTTAATTTTGTTTTATCTGAATCAAGAATGTCAGTTATGTCTTGGGCTATTTCTGGAACTTCAGCAGTAGAGTGTGCTATCATGATGAATGATAGTTATTGGAAACAAGTAAATCCAAAAAAACATTTAATTGTATCTTGTTCTCCAGGATATCACGGCACAAGTTATCTCACAAGAGCAATGGCTAGTCCATATACAATTGATTTTCCATCTGACAGATTAAGATGTATTCGAGCACCTAAATGGAACACAATAGAAGAACGTGAATTAGAAGAAGAAAGAGCATTAACAGAATTAGAAAAAAGATTAACTAAATTTGATGATTCTTCGAACGTTGGTGCTTTTATAATGGAAACTTGTCCTTGGATGGATGGAATACTTCCTTATAGTAAAAGATGGTGGGAGGGTGTTAGACATCTTTGTACACAATATAAAATAAATTTTATTACAGATGATGTAGCAGTTTGTTGGGGTAAATCATTATCATATTTTGGATATTCAACAGCAGGGTATAATATTCAACCAGATATTATCGCTTGTGGTAAATCATTATCAGCAGGATATGCACCAATCGGATTCGCAGCAGGTAATGCTCGCATTGGTGAAATTCTTTCAACGCAAGAATGGGGATGGGGACATACTTGGCAACCTTATATGGCTGGTATTGGTGCAATGAAAAAAGTAAAACAAATTATTCAAGAAAATGGTCTATTCCACACAGCAAAAAGAACAGTTATACGTTTAGATGAAATTGCAAAAGATTTACTCAGTCAAGGGTATTTAAAAAGTTATAGACAACAAGGTTTGTTTTTAGAATTAGATTGTAAAAATCCAACTATTGGAGTAATGGGTAAGCTTGTTCGTTCAGGAATGCTTTCAACTACTCAACAAAACAATTCAGTAAGAATTATAGCAAATTTAATTGCTGATGATGAATATTTTAACGAATTAAAGACTAGATTAAATGATTTTTTTAGTAAAACCTAACCATTTACATACAAGTATTTTTAGAGTATAATATACTTATGATTATAGTATCAAATCATATTAATATGTCACATACTGATCCATTTAAAATTGATATGATTGAAAACGATTTAAAAGCTAATAAAATGTCAAAGAACATTGTTCCTTTGTTCGGAAGCATATTTGATATTGAAAAAAAAGGTGCCAAATATTCGCTTGTGAATAAAAACTGGAACAATCGTATTCATGGTAAAGTAATTAGTTATGATCGATCCTCTCCTAATTCTATCTTTTTTGAAATTCAAACAAAATACGTTCCACCAATTTCTTTTTTTGATTATCTAGTTGAAACTAAAAGATATTCAATCGAAGCAACTTATGGCACTGAAAAAACAAACTATGAAGATTTTAATGAGTTTGGATTTGTTGGTGCTTATGATAATGGTGATGATGAGTGTTGGGAAACTACACCACACAATTTAAAAGATAATTTAATACCACCACATTTATTAGTTTTATATAATATAGTATGAGAAAATCTGTAATAGTTAAATCTGCAATTGGTCGCATATATCATGTTGAAGAAAATGATACTTTTTATGGGTCAAGATTAAAGAGTAGTGGATATCAAATAAACAATTTAAGATATTTTAGAACATTAACACCAAACGCAAGAACAATTATTGATGTTGGTGGACATCTAGGAACTAACACAATTGAATATGCTACTTGGGCTAAAAATGTAAAAACTTTTGAACCTACATCATATTTAAGAAAATGGTTGTTAGAGAATATTGAGATTAATAAAAATAATAAAACTAATGGCAAAGGATGGTTTAAATTATCTAAAGCATCTTATGCTCCCATTATAATGACTGGTGATATAGAAGTATTTCCTTATGCGTTAAGTGATAGAGAAGGAGAAGAAACATTAAATACAGTCACTCGTGCTTCTGGTCACAATCATATAGAATTAAACTTTAATGGAAAGAAATTAACAAAAAAAGGTTGGGTTAAAAAACCTGAAAGTAAATCTACAAGAACTATTCAAGAAAAAATACAAACAAAAACATTAGACAGTTTTAATTTTAAAGATGTAGATGGAATTAAAATAGATGTAGAGGGATTAGAATTTCAAGTTATTAAAGGTGCTGTTAATACAATTAAAAAGTATCGTCCAGTTATTCAAACTGAAATACAAATAGGAATGTGTAGACGTGCTGGATATGAAGCTAATGAATTGTGTTCATATTTAACAGATATGGATTATGTACAAACACTTTCTGATGGAACAATTATAAACCCATCAAATGTTTTTAGTGAAGTAAAAGCTAAAATAGATAGATTTTGGATACCAAAAGAAAAATTGAAAAATGATATTAATTGATTATTCACAAGTAGCAATCGCAAATATACTTTCTTTTAAACAAGATGTTCAAAAAGGAAGACCAATGGAAGAAGTATCTAATATTATTCGTCATGCGATACTCTCTACTATTAAATATTATAAGAAGAAATTTTCAACAGACTATGGTGATTTAGTTATATGTGCTGATGGTAAAGAAGTTTGGAGAAAAGTAGAATTTCCTTTATATAAAGCACATCGTAAGAAAGACAGAGAAGCAGATCCAGTTGATTGGAAACTTATTTTTGAAACTATGTCTGATGTAAGAGAAGATTTAATTAAACATTTTCCTTATAAAGTATTACATATTAATCATGCTGAAGCAGATGATGTAATTGCTACATTAGTGAAAGAAAGACCTTTAGAAAAACATATGATTGTTTCTTCTGATAAAGATTTTAAACAATTACAAAAATATGGAAACGTTGAACAATATTCACCATTACTTAAAAAACAAGTTAATAAATCATCAGTAAGAGAAGCTGAACAATACATAATAGAACATATAGTAAGAGGTGACTCTGGGGATGGTGTTCCGAATATACTTTCGCCTGACGATATTTTTAATAAAAATGAAAGACAAAAACCAATCACAAAAAAAATATTAAATAATTTCTTAGAAAAAGGTTTCAATGCTTGTGAAAACGATGAGCAAAAGAAAAACTATTTAAGAAACCAAAAATTAGTATGTCTTGACTCTATACCTAAAAATATAGCAGATGATATACTAAATGCTTATAATAACGTAAAACCAACAGGAGATAAGATGACAATATACAACTATTTAATTGAAAAACGTTGTAGTCTATTGCTCCAAGAAATAGAGGAGTTTTAAACATGGGAAAACGTGTTTATGAAATACTAGAAGAAATAAATAGTGATATAACTGCCATTATTAAATACAAAGATAATGCTCAGTTAAAATTAGTTTTACAAAACAACTTTGACAGCAATTTAAAGTGGGATTTACCAGAAACAAATCCACCATTTAAAGCTGCGATTGAGCCACAAGATATGGCTCCATCTAATCTTACTTTAGAAGTAAGAAAGTTTTATATCTTTAGAAGAAAAGATTTAAAATCTGCTCAAAGAGAATTATTGTTTATTCAAATGTTAGAAAGATTAGATTCAAAAGAACAAAAGATACTTCTTGCTTTAAAGAATCAAAATCTAACATCTTTATATCCAAATATTACGAAAGAATCTGTTTCAACATACATCAATGCTTAAAATAGGCAATATCATAGAAAAAATATCTAATCGCTCATTCCCAGCTGAAATAAGAGTTTGGGATGATGAGAAATTAGTCACAGTGCATCGTTCAACTGAAACTGCACAATTAATTACGACAGAATTTACTTCTTTTAACAATGGTACTTGGGAGAATGAAACATTTAAAATATTCTATCCTAAAGTAGATAGAACTAAAAAAATAGAAACATTAGTCAGAGTTAAAAAGAAGTAGAAATTATATTATGTCAAGTGAAAAAAATATCGTAGGAATACGTCACAAGTTCGCTACAATGCGAAATCAAACTATCCACATAGATATCAATGGTTTTCAATTAAAGACTACAGTTGATAAAGTTGATGAACTTTTTGAATATAACGTAATACGTTATTGTGTTAATTCTGTATTGTATCAACTTGATAGAGCAAGACAAGATGCAATCGATTATAATATGGTAAAGCAGATGGGGTTTCCTTGTAAATTTAATAACACAGCAACTATACCAGCAGAAATGTCTGGTCACACTGACCCTCAAAGAGTTTCTATTATTATATTAGTTGATGATGTTGATTCTAAATTACCAGATTATTGCGCAAAAGGAATGACTGGAACATCATGGGATATACATTCAAATCCAGAAGCACCAGAATTTTTAGATTATATTAATTATGTGACTGGAACTATCGATAAACCAGAAGCTGAAATAATAACACTTCACTAAGTCATTGAAATATAATGCTTTTTTATTTTTTATAAGTATTTACTTAACTATTCAAATATAGTAAAATATACCTATAAACAAATAATAAAAAGGAGTATATTATGGGACAAGTGAAAAATTGGATAATGGAAATGGAAGACGATGCATTTGTATTATCTAGAGAAGAATTTGCCAAAAAACATGGTGAAAGACAAGCTAAGGATATATTTGATAAATTACAAGATCCAGAATTTGATCTAAATGACGCACAACAAGCAATGGCTGAAGTTGCTTTAGATTTAGAAATAGCAGCAGAGGAGGGTAGATAATATGTTTCCTCTTAGAGAACCAATTCCTTATGCAACATTTGGTATCGCTGACTACAAATATTCACCACATAGAATTACTTTATTAAAAGTTGTTAATTCAGTTTGGCAAGATTATTTAAGTGGTCACATATGTGATGTGTTTGATACAGAAGATGGTGTTTTTGAAACAATGGCACAACCACATACTGTAAGTGCTGAATTTACAGATAGAATTAAAGCATTCGAAGATGCTGATGATATCTTTAATGATATAAATTATTTAGAAATTAAAGATGATTTAGAAACATTTGTAGATGAAAACAATATAAGTCATAGTCACTAATATGTTTAATGCAATTTTATTAATTGTTCTAATTTGGGGGATTTACTCTCATGTACAAGTACAAAGACGTATAGAAATCCACTTAGAAGAAATAAAATATAATTTAAGAGAAAGAATAAAAAAGTGAAAGAAATCACTATTATTAAAAATAGAAAATCTAAAACTTTTATTTTTAATAAAAATACTTTCTTAAAATTCTTAGATGAAAAAGAATATTTTAGATCTGAAGAGTTAGCGAAACAAGTGGTAAAAGAAGTTTGGGCATTAGAAAAAGGTGAAAGTTTTAAAACAATGGGATATATATTTACAACAGAAAATCATATAAATGATTAAACAAATACAAATTGCTAATAATTTTACAAAAACACATTATTATGCTGATGCTTTCGCTGGAGCAGATGATAAAACTAAAATATATTTCGTTAAAGAATATATGTTTTTAAAACTTAGATTTAAAGCAGAAATAAAATATAATAAACAAAAAAATATTACTTTTGTTGAAATAGATCAAATTAATGGCGACTTTACAGATGTTATTATGTTGAAAGGTAATCCACAAGTAGATAATATTAAAGATTGGCTAATAAACAAATGGTAAATAATAACATAATTTTAATAGAAGAATATAAAAAGAAAATAGATCATCAAGAAAAACTTATCGCAGAGCAATCTTTTCAAATAAATGATTTAAAAGATGTAATTGATCGTATGAATGAAGATATAGAAAATTTGACAAGAACTATAAAAAAAATGACATACTTAGATCCTGTTGATAGTATGCCTTTTAAAGATGACGAAAGAGACTAATAAAATGAAAACAAAAACTAAAAAAGCATCTAAAAAATGGAAATTAGATGGTTTCTATTTTGATGGAAAAGATCATTTTGATTTATATAAAGATCAAAATGGTAATGTAAAGCGTGTTAAACAAAAGAAAAAATTAAAAGTTTGCTAAAGGCAATGCAAAAAGAACAAATTAGATGGTATGAACGTTCATCTCATTTTAGACATTTAAATCCAAATGAGTTAGAAGAATGCTTACACAAATTAAAAAATTCTAATTTAAAACAAACTGATAAAGACTCTATGTATATGTGTCTTTATAATTTAAGAGATTTAGGAATGGTTGCAAGTTTTAACCATGAATTAAAAGAAAATTTCTTTGTTTATTGTGAACAAATTGGTATAGATATTGAAAAATATAAAAGATCAGAAGATAAGAGAGTAATGACTTCTTCTTTTGCTGGTGTAATATGGGATAAAATTGTTAAATTAATAAATGCTAATGAAGCAGATTCTTCTAAGAGAGTTAAAGGTATAAAGAAATTAGTTCTTTTTCGTTTATTACAAAAAGAATTACCAGATGTTGATAAAAAACATATTCATAAGACTGTAAAAAGTAATATCAAATTAGGTGCTTTAGAATATCATCAACAATCAAAATCAAGTAAATTGATTCGTAAAGGACAATATTGGAACACATATGTTAAAGTCAATAAGTAATTTTAATTGGGAAGAATTTTCAACACGTAATAATTTATATTTTCGTGTTGCTTATTATATTTTTGTACATATATTAGCATTACTTGCATTTAAATATGCCACATTAACTACATTCTTTACATTTATATTATTCTGGTGGTTTGGTGCTTGGGCTGTATCAGGTTATACACATAGAACACTATCACATAAATCTATTATAGTTAAGAATAAATATTTGGAACATTTAAGTAATATATTTGCCATATATTCAGGAATAGGTACACCTTTGGGTTGGGCAGCATTACATCGTATGCATCACACTCATCTTGATACTGAATTAGATCCACATAGTCCGCATCGTATAGGATTCTGGCGATCGTATTTACATTTATGGGATTGGCGAAAAGAAGATGTTCCTGTAAAATTTGCAGCAGGATTATTTCGTAATCGTATTGCTGTTTATTATCATAATCGTGCTATACCTACTTTATTATTATTTTGGTTTGGTTTATTCATCACATCAGAATTTTTAAAAGTGAATTTGGGAATATTAGGTGGCTTAGAAGTTTGTATTGGTGCAGCATTAGCTGTAGTTGCAGGTTTGCATGGAATGGGTGTGACGAATGCAGTAAGTCATAGTCACGAAACACCAAAACAAGTTGTGTCGCTTGATCCAATCGCAGGTGCATTCATTAATTGGGGCGAAGGAAATCATGAATATCATCATGCAAAACCAATGGATTATAGTTTTGGTAATGGTGTATCAGATCCTGT